GCAACGGCGTAGGTTAGAGATCGACACGCTTAAATGGACAGCTGCGCGTAACCAGCCATTTGGCATTAGAGACAAGAAAGAAGATCAACCAAGTAGTTCGGCGATAACGATCAGCTGGGCTGGAGGTGACGTTGCTGTTAGCGCGACTGAGGAGGAAGAGGAGGTTGTTGTTAGGCACTGAGACACGTATGACATTACATCCTGTGCGTCCGAGCTACGTGCGCGAGGTAGCCAGATTGCGGAACACAGACAGAACATCTTAGCTCGACATTGCAAAACCAGAACATACGTGAACGCGCGCAGTACAAAACGTTACAAAGTGTTAACATAATATATGTTATGCGAATTAGATGGATATTTTGGCGATGCAGCCGACCCCACCCTCCAAAATTTGCCGCGCGTCTGCTTACTACATAATATACCCTACATATAGTATCTGCCTCTCACACAGCCTGAGAAAGCCCATGAAGCAAGAAAACGTAGCTCTGTTAGGTCACATCAATGAATTGCGTAGGTTGACTGTAGAGGGCAGTTCATCGACTGTGCAGTATGAGAGCGCTGTATTGTTGATTGATATATATGAGAGGATGTTGCAGAATATTGGCATGATGGACTTTGGCAAGGACGAGACTAAGCACTGATGCATATAGAGATACCGTATGAGCCTAGGGATTTGCAGCGTAAGTTGCATGGAGAGATGTCTGCGAAGCGGTGGGGCGTTGTTGTGTGTCACCGTAGGTTTGGTAAAACTGTTTGGGCGATTAATCATATATTACGTGCTGCGTTAATGTGTGAGAAGAACAACCCTAGGCTGGCGTATATGGCCCCTACGTATAGGCAAGCTAAGAATGTGGCTTGGGATTATATAAAGGAGTATGCTGGTAAGATACCGGGTGTACGTTTCCATGAGACTGAATTGCGGTGTGATTTACCTACTGGTGCTAGGATTTCTTTGCTGGGTGCTGAGAACCCGGATAGTTTACGTGGAATATATTTAGATGGCTGCGTGATGGACGAGGTTGCGGATATGCCGGAGAATGTATTCCCGGAAGTGTTGCGTCCGGCTTTATCTGATCGGAAAGGGTTTTGTATTTTTCTTGGCACCCCGAAGGGGCATAATGCTTTTTATGAAAAGTATGAAGAAGCTGTAGCGAATGATGATTGGTTAGCTGCTGTATATAAGGCTAGTGAAACTGGCATATTGGATCAGGAAGAGCTAGACGCGGCGAAGGTTATGATGTCGAGCGATCAGTATGCTCAAGAGTTTGAGTGTAGTTGGAACGCGAATGTACCGGGTGCGATATATGGCAAGGAGTTGGAGGAGGCGCAAGCTGACGGAAGGGTTACGAATGTACCCTACAACCCGGCTAGTAGGGTGGATACGTTTTGGGATTTAGGCATAGGCGATAGTACAAGTATATGGTTCACGCAGAATGTGGGTCGTGCTGTTCATGTCATTGATTATTATGAGGCTCGTGGTGAAGGGTTGCCGCATTATTGCAAGGTACTTTCTTCTAAGAATTATTTATATGGTGAGCATAATGCACCGCATGATATAGAAGTTAGGGAGTTAGGCACTGGTAAGAGTAGGCGAGAGATAGCTTGGGATTTAGGATTAAACTTCCGGGTGGTTCCTAAGTTACCGATAGAGGATGGTATACACGCGGCGCAGATGTTAATACCGCGTTTATATTTTGATAGAGAGAAGTGTAAACATGGCTTGGAATGTCTTAGGCAATATCACCGGGCGTATAATGAGCGCACTAGAAGTTTTAGGGCAACGCCTGTACATGATTTTTCTAGTCATGCAGCAGATGCTTTTAGGTATTTGGCGGTGGGTCTTAGAGAAGAAGGACGCGGTGTTAAGGCTCCGCAGAGACAAGCGGTAATGGACTATGATCCGTTCGCAGCATAGGAGAATATAGATGGCAGCAGCAGTACCAATGATATTGGGTGGAATAGGTGGCGGTGCGGTAGGTTATGCAGCTGCCGGGGCGTTAGCGTTAGGTACGACAGGTACGTTGATTGCAACGGCTGGTGGTGCTGTTGTGGGTGCGGCTTTGATGGCTCCAAAGCCTCCCTCTGCACAAGCTATGACTGTGGACGATACGGTAACTACTGTAGATACTATTGATACGGATGATACTGATATTAATACAGATAGCCCGACAGGTGATGCAGATACAAGTATTAACGATGTAATAGATACACAAACAACGGTTTTAGATACCGCTGATACATCTGTAGACACAACAGACTATAGCGGAGTATCTAGCGCTGGTGTAGCATCTACAGGGACGCAGTTAGCAGAGGCTGCTAGTGCAGTTAGTACAGGTGTTGGCGAGGATAGTGCTATAGATTTTTACGAAAAAGGTCGGCAAGCTACGATACTTACGACTGCACAAGGGTTGTTAAGTGATGCAACTACTGGTGTTGGTACACTTCTCAAGCCTACACCCGGATTAGCTGGCGCTGGATTAATAGCATGATGGGTAAACGACCAAAGAATATAGCTGGCGCTATGGGTAAGAAATCTTCTCAACCAGCAAAAAATATGAAAAGCTCTACGGTAGATCCAATTGAGCGTTTAAATCAGCGTATGGCTGGTCGCACACAAGGCGGCGCTAAAAGTAAGAAGCGTAAAACATTAATGTCCGGGTATGGAGGAATGTAATGGCGCAAGTTACACCTATGATAGCGCAGCTTGATAGACGATATAAAACGCTGCAAAGACAAAGATCTAACTGGGAAAGTCACTGGCAGCAGCTAGCAGATTATATGTTGCCGCGTAAAGCAGACATTACCAAGAAGAGAGAGCAAGGTGACAAGCGTACTGAATTGCTTTTTGATGGTACAGCGATCCATGCTGTTGAGTTATTAGCTAGTAGTTTACATGGTATGCTTACTTCCCCAAGCACACCTTGGTTTTCCATGCGCTACCGAAACCCGGCGTTACAACAAAACGATGCGGCTAATGAATGGTTGGAAGTTGCAATAGATCAAATGTATCAGGCTTTTCATAGGTCTAACTTTCAACAAGAGATACATGAGTTGTATTATGATTTGGTTGTATTTGGCACAGCTGCTTTTTATGTAGAGAGTTCGCCGGAAGGTTTACGTTTTTCATCCCGGCATATAGCGGAGATCTGTATTAGTGAAGATGCAGAGGGTCGCGTTGATACGGTATTTCGTAAGTTTAAATTAACAGCGCGAAGTATTGCTATGCAGTTTGGTGAGGAAAACTTACCAAAAGAAGTTAAGAAAGACTTGGATAGTGAGCCTTACAAGGAACATTCTATTGTTCATGTGGTGCATCCACGTAAAGAAAGCAAAGGTAGAGCTAAGAAAAGCAAGCCTGTAGCGTCTATTTACTATACGGCTGATACAAGACAGCTGTTATCTGAAAGTGGATTTGACGATTTTCCGTTTATGGTTCCGCGTTTTGTTAAGGATAGTGTTAGTACCTATGGACGTAGCCCGGCAATGAACGCGCTACCTGATACTAAAATGCTAAACAAGATGGCAGAAACGACAATTAGGGCTGCTCAAAAACAGATCGACCCTCCGCTGATGGTTCCTGATGATGGGTTTATGTTGCCAGTTAGGACAACTCCGGGTGCATTAAATTTTTACCGTACAGGTACTAGAGATAGACTAGAGCCGTTGCAGATAGGAGCTAACAACCCTCTAGGTTTGAATATGGAAGAGCAAAGACGTAATGCTATAAGACAAGCTTTCTTTGTAGATCAGCTGCTAATGGCAAATGGACCGTCTATGACTGCTACCGAAGTGTTGCAAAGGAACGAAGAGAAGATGCGATTGCTTGGCCCGGTGCTAGGTAGATTGCAAGCGGAGTTGCTTCAACCGCTAATCTCTAGATCCTTTGCATTGCTCCTCCGAAACGGCCTCCTCCCAACCGCGCCGGAGGAGCTTCAAGGTCAGGACATAGATATTGAATATGTATCACCGCTAGCAAAAGCGCAGAAAATGACAGATCTACAGTCAATGTTGCGTGGTTTTGAGGTATTGTTGCAGATGCAGCAAGTAGCGCCAGTGATGGATTATCTAGATGATGATAAGCTTGTACAGTATCTAGTTGAAACAACAGGTATTCCGGCGCGTGTTATCCGTAGTCCGAATGAAGTACAGCAATTACGCAGACAAAGGGCAGAGGCGCAAGCACAACAAGCACAAGCGCAGCAAGAGGCGGCTATAGCGGATCAAGCGCAAAAGCTAGCCCCGGCGTTAAAGGTAGCCTCTGATGCTCAACAACGTGGACAAATATGAAAGAATTAGAACAAATTAAACTCGCCTATCGCCGTACATTTAATACGGAGGATGGGGAGCAAGTGCTTAGTGATCTTAAAAAGCGTTTTGCTTTTGAGACAACCACTTTTGTTTCTGGCGATCCCCATCAATCAGCTTTCCAAGAAGGCCAACGCGCAGCAATATTATTGATCGTCAGTATGTTGGCTGAAGGAAAAAGTAAGGATAGGAATACCCAATGAGCGAAGAGATAACCCAAGATGCTGGACCTCAAGAAGTCGCTGAAGCAGTTGTAGCGGAGCCTGTAGTACAGGAGCCAGTTGCACAACAAGAAATCGCACAACCTGTTAGTGAAGGTAATTGGCTAAGTTCGTTAGATGAAACGTACCAGCAAGATCCTTTGATTAACAAGTTTGCAAGTGCTAACGAGCTAGCAAAAAGCCACATTAGCGCGCAAAGAATGATTGGTGCTGATAAGGTAGTTATACCCGGTCAGTCTGCTACGCCGGATGAATGGCGCGCAGTTTATCAAAAGTTAGGCGCTCCACAAGATCCGTCTAATTATGAACTAGAGCAAACGGATGTATTTGACGAAACATCTTTTGATGCTTTTAAAAACAAAGCTTATGAGCTTGGATTGTCTAATCAGCAAGCAAAAGAGATTGCTGGTTTGTATGCAGATCAAGTAAATACTGGTCGGCAAGTTTTAGAGCAACGTGCAGAAGAGGTGCGTTTTTCCGGGGAGCAAGAGTTACGACAGCAGTTTGGAGATCACTTTGACCAACGTTTAGAAATGGCAAGGTCTGCTTCTCAAACTGTAATGAATGAAAACGATTTAAAGATTTTTTCTGAAGTGCAGTTAGCAGACGGTAGATTGCTAGGGGATCACCCGGCAATTGTCAGAGCGTTTACAAAAGTAGCTGAACTTCTAGGAGAAGATAATTTAGTCGGTGAAACGACTGAAATGGTTATGAGTTCGCAAGATGCAAAACAGCGATATAATGAAGTTGTTCAACAAGGATCTCCCTATTGGGATAAATTCCACGCTGAACATCAAAATTATATTGATGAAGCTTTGCACTTACGTTCTTATTTTACTGGATAACCGAAAGGCCCAGAACGTCAAGCTTGTGCGTCAAGCGGAGTAGCTAACCTAATTAGTAGCATTGGCCCCGAAAGGGATAACCACGCGCAGCAAACTTAAACCTAAACTGTAAAGGAGAGACTTATGTCTACTCAGATTACTACAGCTTTTGTTCAACAGTTTTCCGCGAATATCCAAATGCTATCACAGCAAATGGGTTCGTTGCTGCGAGATGCAGTAGACTCGGAAAGTGTGAACGGTGAAAAAGCTTTTTTCGACCAAGTAGGTGCAGCGGCAGCTGTTCTACGAACTTCACGCCATGCTGATACGCCTTTGGTGGAAACACCACACAGCAGACGGATGGTAACAATGGCAGACTATGAATACGCAGATTTGATCGACGATGCAGACAAAGTACGTTTGCTAGCTGATCCAACATCTACTTATTCTAGGGCAGCAGCGGCAGCTATGGGTAGAGCAATGGATGATGTAATTATCACTGCGGCTCTCGGTACGTCAACTACTGGTAAAGATGGCAGCACTTCTACAGCGCTTCCAGCTGGACAGAAAATTGCACATGGCAGCGCCGGGTTAACTATTGCAAAGCTTCTAAGTGCAAAAGAAACCTTAGATGCAAACTCTGTTGATCCATCAATCACACGGCACATAATTGTATCGCCAAAGCAAATCTCTGATCTGCTTAACAATACAACCGTAACGTCAAGTGATTTTAATACTGTTAAGGCTTTGGCTACAGGTGAGTTAAACTCATTTGTTGGTTTTAACTTTATCGTATCTAATCGTTTGAACACTGACAGCAACAGTGACCGTCAGGTTATTGCTTTTGCCAGTGACGGTATCAAGCTAGCAATTGGTAAAGAACCATCTGCTCGTATTGATGAACGTGCTGATAAATCTTACTCAACGCAAGTCTATTACTGTCAGTCTATCGGTGCTACACGCATGGAAGAAAGTAAAGTAGTAGAAATTGCGTGTAACGAATAAGGAGGTTGACTAATGGCTACTGTTTATTCAGCACAACGCACTAATTCACGAGCTACACCAGCCGTGATGAACAAAGCAAACGAAATGAGCGGCAGAATTAGAGTTGCTCATGGTACTTATGAGGCATCTTCTTTAGCGTCTGGTGACGTTATTGAGATGTTTATCATGCCTGATGGCGCAAGATTGTTAGAAGGATCGCTTGCACATGATGCAATGGGTTCGGGAACAACCTTGTCTGTTGGCTATGCTGCACATACTAACGCAGCTGGTACAGCGGTAAGCGCAGCAGCGGCGGCTTATAAAGCGGCTGCGGCTTCTACATCAGCGCAAAAGGTAGACGTAATCGCTACACTAGCTCTAGGCTCCGGCACAGAGTTAGATGCTAACGAAGACGGTGTACCTGTAACGGTTACAATGGGCGGTGGCGCTGGCACTGGTACTGTTGAACTAACTGTTAAGTACGTTCTAGACTAATAGAGTGGGGCGCGTTTGCGCCCCCTCTTTTTTATTGGAGATAGAGAATGACAAGTACCGTTGATATTGCTAACTATGCGCTTAACAGTTTGGGTGCATCTAATATTACTGCGCTAGATGAAAACAGCAAACCAGCGCGCATTGTAAACCAGCGATACGAAGCGGTAAGAGATAGTGTGTTTAGATCGCATCCTTGGAATTGTTTAATTCGTAGGGCAGAGCTAGCACAAGAGAGTACAGCGCCTACATATGGTTATGGTAAACAATATGCGCTGCCTACAGATCCTTATTGTTTGCGTGTTTTAGAGTTTAGTAATGGTACGCTAACGTTTCCTTATGATAATATGAGAAGCAATAGCGATACTCCGGCGTTTATTATTGAGGGTCGTAAGCTGTTAACAGACGAAGGTACTGCAAAAATCAAGTATGTTGCCCGGATTACGGACCCACAACAGTACGATGCCGGGATAATTGAAACATTAGCGGCTAGATTAGCGTATGAAAT